GAAGCGCGCCAGGCGCTCCTCGCGCGTTTCGCTCGCGCCGAACGGCGAGATCGCGAACACGGTCTGCACGCCGTCCTTGTCAAAGCGCTCGACGGTCTTGTCAATCAGTGGTGGCATTGCTCTCCTCGGTCGGTAGGTACAGCCCGCGGGGGTTCCTGTCGGTCACCATGCCGACGATGTCGATCGGCACGTAGCCCCTCAGGGTCTGGTTGGGGATCGTCGGGTGCGGGGTCTCGCAGATCGCGTCGATGATCTCGGCGGCAGGCCAGCCCTCGACCGGCGCGTGCGCGAGCATCACCCAGCCCTCGCGATCGAGTGGCCCCAGCAGCTCCAGGAAGCCTCTGGCGGTCCGGGAGAACGGCCTGCGCGGGGTCAGCTCGACCACCGGTCCGATCGCCTCGTCCGGACGGCCCCAGTTCCAGATCGAGCCCTTGCCGAACGGCGTGTGCCTGCTGTCGCGGTAGGTGCCGACCCAGACGCCCTCGACGCTCTCGTCGTAGCTCCAGAGGGTCGGGTCGATGATCACCGCGTCGTCGTCGTAGCAGTCGTTGCCGAGCACCAGCCAGGAGTGCTGGCCGCCCACACCGGCGCAGCCGCCGCGCGCCACCCGGCATGCGCCGAAGCGCCCGGAGCGCACCAGTTCCAGCGACGCGGCGTGGCACTGGGCACCCCATTCCTCCAGGGGTGCCAGCACCTCGGTGACAGCAGCGATGAGCGCGTCGTCAGAGCGGGTCATTCGTCTGCCACGTCCGGGCATGACCCCACCCAGTGGTACTCCAGCGGCAGTCCACAGAGCGCGCATGTCTCGTCCGGCTTCACCGGCGCGTGCGGCTTGGGCGGCAGGGCGTCGGCCAGCTTGCCGATGGCGTCCTGCATCTCCTCCAGGTCGTGCATGCTCGACCCAGCGCGCCACATCGCGACGACGTCGCGCGCGAGCCGGTGCAGCTTGCCCTCGGGATCGGTCGGCAGCTCGACGTCCCCAGCCAGCAGCGCTTCGCGCAGCTCGTGCAGCGCGTTGCGGTAGCCCCGCGCTGCGGTCGCGCGCGCCCTCGCGCCCCCTAGATGCTGGAGGTAGCCCGGCCCCTTGCGCTGCTCGATCCGACGCGCGTCAGACATCGCCTCGCTCTGGATGCGCGCGCTGTTCTCCAGCTCGCTCTGGATGTACTCGTCAAGCAGCATTACGTCACCCTGATCCGCGAACGAAACGCGGCCGAGCGCGCCTCGCGCGCCTCCGCAGCCTTGTCGCGCACCGGGGCGGTCTTGCCGGTCTTCACCAGCGATGCCTTGCTGACCAGCCCGATGAACTCTCCGTCGAGCGTCTGCGTGTAAACCATGCCAAGCGTCCCGTTGCGGGGACAGCCAGCGGGTTGGATCTGATGCACCTCCTTGCCCGCGTGCGCGGTTACGCGCTTGTCGGTCCGGTCCATCAGACCGGCCGGTTCGAGTCTGTACACAGCCCTGTTCATCGCTCCTCCTCCTGTTTGTCGACCAGCTCGACCGGCGTGTCGGGATCGACGTACCGGTTGATCTGGCGGATGCCGTAGTTGGTGTCGATCCGGACGAGCCTGACGTTGCCGTCGATGTACCCATCGCGGACCAGCACGCTCTCGTACAAGGTGCGGCCGCCAACGACGCGGATGTACTGATCGCCGTCGTAGCCGATCAGGTCGAACGCGATCATTGAGCGATCGCGTCGCGCTCGCGATACAGATCCTCCAGGATGCGGTCGACGCGACCGAAGCTCGCGGCGTCGCCCATCCGCGACGCATTCCACCGCAGGACGCGGGCGGAGTGGATCGCCTCGTCGATCTCCGCGAGACGATCGGCGGGGCTGGTCGGCACAACGTTGAACATGGTCACTGCCGCTCCTCGGTCGTTTCCTTGCACACAGAGTGTAGCACACATCGTGCGCTCCAAACTTCGTTCATGGCCTCGCGGCGCGTATGTCCCTCGGCAGCCAGGTAGCCGCCGCCCGGGCGCTCGATGTAGGCGCGGTAGTGCCGGTGGCCGCGCTTAGCGACCCAGCCGACGACAAGGCCGTCGAGCACGATCCGGCGTCGAAGTCGGAGTACCGGCTCGGTCACCCCGGCCAGCCGACCTCGGTCGGGTCGACGCCGTTGGCCTTGGCGCGCTTGAGGCACGCCTTGCAGGTCACGGCTTCGGTGGTGGCGATCGTGCCGCTCATGGCACGTCCGGTGCAGTACAGGATCGTGTAGAAGCGCGCTCGCTTGGCGGGCTCGCCAAGATGCACCTTCCCAGCACCGTAGTTGGTCGCGTAACGGACCATCAGGCCGCCTTCTTCGTGGCCTGGGCAGCGGTGATCTTCTTGCCGCTGGTCCAGTCGACCGGCGCGCTCGGGAAGCACACCGTGCAGAGCGTCGGCCCCAGCTCCTCGACGGCCTCGGCCTCGGTCTGGCCCGACAGTTCGGGCAGCCAGCCGAACGTCGTCGTCGGGTAGCAGGTCGAGCAGTGCATCGAACTGTGGACGTGGCCGGGGCTCGATGTCACCAGGAAGAACCGCGACCAGCCGGTGTAGGTGGCTTCCAGGGCGTCGATGCGGGCCTGCGTCTCGAACTGCTCGGCAAGCAGGGCCTCGCGCTCGGCAAGGTACTTCGCAGGCTTGTCGGCGTCGTAGGCCGCGACGACGCCGTTCCACTCGCCCCAGTCGGTGCGCACCCAGCCGTCGGATTCGGTGACCTTGTGGGCCTCCTTGTACTCGGCGATCTCGCCAACGGCGGCGGTCGCGATCTCGATCGCGTCGGCCAGCTTCATGTCGGTGACGCGCTGGCGTCCTCGGTAGTAGTACTTCGCGCCCGCCAGCGACAGCAGGGCGCTGTCGCTGTAGCCGATCCTCTGGCGGATGCCGTATAGCTCGCGCCAGAGCGCCGCGAGCGCGGTGTCTGTCTCTTTCGGCGTCATACCAGCTCCTGGTTGCCCCAGCCTGCGCGCCAGGCCATCGACATGCAGATCGTGGCGAGCCCCAGCAGAATCCCTTGCGCGATCATTCTCGTGCTCCTCGGTCGTTTCCGTTGCACCTACAGTGTAGCACACGTCGTGCGCTAGCTGGTCACCCGGCCCGCCGCCTGGGCATCCTCGTACTCGGCCTGCGTCAGCATCTGCGTGCGGCCGTTCGGGAAGCGGAGCACCAGGTCGACGCCGCCGTAGCGGCCATCCTCGTCCGCGTCCTCCCATTCCTCGTAGGAGTCGACGATCCCGTGGGCGTCCTCCTCCTCGATCCAGACTCGGGTGCCGAGCGCGTCTTCCACCCAGCCGGGCATGTCGCGCTGCGAGTAGTAGCGGCCCTGGAGCCAGTTGTCGTAGCGGCTCATGCTGCCAGCGCCCGGGCGAAGCCGAACGCTTCCTTGCGCACGTTCGCGGCCTCGGTCAGCGCCACCGCGTCGGCGTTGATGGTCAGGACGTCGCCGTCGACAGTGGTGAACTGTCGGATCCGGTCGTCGTCGGTCATGGTCCGGCGCTTGAGGGCGATGCCGATATCTTCGGCTCGGCCCTTGACGGTGCGCACCAAGCCATTGGCTAGGAACAACGTCGTGGCCTCCATGTTTCCTCCTCGGTCGGGAGTCTCGGCCGTCTCTCTGGCCGCACCTACAGCATAGCACACATCGTGCGCTCTGTGGGGCTAATCCTCCCAGCCGCCGTAGTCGTCGTCGTAGCCGTTGGTCGACCCCGTGACGGTCTCGTACTCGCCATCCGAACGGCCGGGCGAGTACTCCATCGAGTCGCCCTCGCGCAGCGTCGAGCGCTCGAACCCCAGCTCGGTCATCTCGTCGATGCTCGTGATCTCCTCGTGGGCCACCTGCTGGCGGATCCACCAGCACTCGTTGGCGACGATCGCGTACACGAGTGCTTGCATGAAGTCATCCGGGCCGTCGGCACGGTAGAGCACCTTCACGCGCCCGACGTCGTCGCGCTCGACCGAGCGCACGTTGGCGCACATCTGCTGGACGAAGTCGCTGGGGAGATCCTGGGGCAGATACTCGCGCTGGGCGCGGATGCGCTCCTGGGCGGCGTCGATCGCCTCGGTGCGGCGCACGCTGGCGCGGCGCTGCTCGTCGTCGACCTGGAGGATGTCGCGCTGAGTGTCGGTGCCGTAGTTGATGATGTACACGCGCCCGGCGAACTTGTTGGCGAACGCCTGCGCCAGGCGGTTCTCGGGCAGGTGGTCGATCCCGGCCATGACCACCCGGTAGCGGTCCATCAGCTTGGCCAGCTCAGCGAAGCTGTGCACCGCGCCGAGGTACAGGGTGCGGCCCTGCGTCTCTGACACCTGCTCGGAGACGCAGGGCCGCACCCT